GATTACGCAAGTATTTCGCAGCCTGAAAGCCTTGATTTGCCGTGCGATTGGCTGGCGTCTGATGCGTCAATTGCACCTGCTTGGCCAATTTTCCCCCCACCTATTTTGTGGTGGCCGCACCCGGGGGGCGTCCGCCTTTACCGTGCAGGCCCAAGCCGCTTGTGCGGAGTGAGCGAGATTAATCCGAACTCCAGTGCGGCGATATCAAAACAGCCCGAGCCAGACGAGACACCGGACGCTCCACTAGACGATAACACCAGATCCCCACAAAAACTGATGCCAGAACAGCAGTAAGGCACACGAGGTCGCCGGGAATGTGGCGCGCACCATCAACGCGCTGCAGGACTTTCAAAACGACCGGCACGGTGAAAACGTGGGTCAGGTAGAGCGAGTAGGAGGAGTCGCCCACGACAAGCGCCGCGCGGGGCCACCGAAGGAGGTGTTCTACCGCCAAGCCTGACGCTACGATCGCAAAGGCTGGCACTCCATAGGCGATGAGTCGATTTCGACCTGTCATGTCTGGCCCGAGCGTCGCAAGTGCGACGGTTGCCGCTATGGCAACCACCGGCAGCCAAGGCGGGACGCAGCGGCCGTTTCGGCATAGCGCCCCCAAGCAACACCCTGCCAGGAATTCGAGCACAATCGGGTTGGTGTAGAAATGAAGCGCAATGCCGTCGAACGGTAGAAGTCCGGCCAGCAGCGTTATCGCTAACGCCAGAGCGATGCCCACAAGGCGATGTCGAGTCGTCAGGATGACAGCGGCGAACAGCAGGTAGAACCACATCTCGTAATTGAGCGTCCAGCCGACATTCAAGACGGGCGCGACGATGCCAGTCCAGTTCAGTGTCGGGAAGAACAGAAATGAGGCAACCGTGGCGCTGGCAGAGAATGAGGCGTTGCCGAATGCGGCGGGCACGAGCAAGAGCAACGCAACGAACGCTGCGGTGAGTATCCAGTACAGGGGCACGACCCTGGTTATTCTGGCGACTGCGAAATCGCGGGCCGATCGCCATCCCGGCACATCATCATGCGACACAAGCATGATCACGAATCCAGAGATCACGAAGAAAATATCGACGCCTATTTCCCCAAACCGAGACACAGCGGGGAAGATTAGCGAATGCCAGCTATAGACGGCGACGTTGCCGCTTGCATGGAAGGCCACTACGACAACTGCCGCGAGGGCGCGCAAACACTGGATCGAGAGGAATTTCCGGGAGTCGAGCATTCGCGATAGCTGCCAGAAAATGCGAAGGCTCGATCATATCCCATGCCTATTCAGGTTGCGAGCGGGTCAAAGAGGTGAAGGTTGGGGTTGGGGCGGGGGCGCGACGAAGGTCTTGCCATCATCCGGCGTCGTCCACCCGGGCGATACGGGCGAGTCATCCGGCAACAAAACGACGGTCATGCCAGGAAACAAGTCGCCCTGGCCATCCCAAAGAATGACGTTCGTGACAACGCCTTCTTCAATTATCGCGTATCTGCTGATAGTGCTCATTATGCGAACTCGTAAATGACGATTAAACCAGGGGAGCCGTTCAGCCCGGTCACCGCCGAAGCACTGGACCCGACAAATAACCCCCCGCCACCCGATCCATAACCTTGCCCTGCCACCGCGGCAGCGCCCCCACCCCCAAACTCACTTTGTCCGCCATTTCCCCCCATATAAAGGCCAGCCGAAGAACTGGCAAAACTTGCCCCTCCAGGGGCACCCCGCACATTCGCGATGTTACCCCCCGTTGCCGAGCCGCCCTGCGCACCGCTTGTATAAACAGTTGCCGATCCACTCGCGACGGCACCCCCAGTCCCACCTGAGGCGGTTAATCCCGCGATTGTCGTGTTGCCGCCGTTTCCACCGGCAACGCCGGACGCGCCCAAACCGGCAGCGCCGATCACTGCTGTGTAGCTCGCAGCGAGAGACGTGATGCGATGCTTAACGTAGCCGCCAGCCGCGCCCGCCCCGCCGGCCGCTGCCGCGCTCGTTCCTGTTGCGGGCGTTCCTGACCCGGCGCCGCCGCCGCCTTTTGCTTCAATAATCCATGACGTCGCGCCGGCTGTTGGTGTAACGGTTCCCGTTGCCGTTATCACCTGCACGTTTATTAAACGGCCGGGCTGATTGGGAATCGGTTGAAAAGAAAAATACGACCCTGGGCCGTTCGACGTAAGAACTGTGCCCGCAACGCCGGGCACAACCGACCCTAGAGCGCTACTCCCGTTTGCTGTTACTACACCATACGCCGTTAGCGCCTGTGCCCCCGTGCCGCCTTGCGAGACGGCCAGCGGTGTCGTCATGCCCGTGATCGATGTGATGTCGCTGTTCGCGCCTCGTGATGCCGCGCCGAGATTACTGCGGGCGGTAGGCGCGTCCGCTGCATTCGTTCCGCCGTTAGTGATGGGGACGATCGGCAAGTCGGACGCAACAAGTGCACGAAATGCGGGTGCAGCAGAGCCGCCGCTTGCCGGACCTGCATAAACTACGTTCGCAGCCTGTTGCATGGTTTGGAGGGCATATGCATTGCTCGCTGTTTGCTGTGCAGCCGCCGCCGCGCTCACGCCTTGATTTGCAGTCTGCTGCGCCGCGTTTGCAGCATTCAACGCATTGTTCGCCACCCCGCTAACTTGATTAACCTGTTGCGTCAGATCATATATTTCTCCGCCCGCAGATAACATCGTCACAGCGACGTATCGGTACACGTCGTACATGATCCCGTAATGCTCGCCGCCTGCCGTGAATACGCGCTCCTCGCCGCTGTATCCAGGGTCTTGAGTATCGTCGGCCATATCAGTGCCCTTTATAGATGTCGTCTTGCGGCGCCACGGTGACGGTGGCGGGCGTGCTGATAGTGGTGGTCGACGTGGTCGGTGCGGTCGTCACGCTGCCGGGCGATGTGGCGAAGTCGGTGATCGTCCGGTTCTGCGTCATCCCGTCTCGTGTCATGCCGAACCAAAAAGCAAGGGTTTGTTTCAGTTCGTTGAACCAGTAGCCGATCAGCGTGCCCACAGTCAGGCTGGCCGTAGTGTCTCGCAGCAGGCCGTCAGCCATGCCGCTGAACACGAACACCACCATGGCGATTGCGCCGGCCAGCAGCCCGAAGGTGATCGACGGCCGCACCCAGTCATTGGGCTGCGCCGCCGCGAGCTTGCGCGCGCTGTCCCGGTCGCCCGCCTCCGCAGCGTACTGCGCCGTGGCCGCTTGGAGCCGGTTCTGTTCTGCCGTGACGCTCAACTGCTGCAATTGGACTTTGCTGTTCTCTTCCAGTTCTTTCAATTTCACAAGCGCATCGGGATTGGCGAGCAGCGCCGACGACACAGCGTCAGGGTCGTTGCTCGTGCCCAGTGCCGCAGAGATCAAGCCGCCGACCGCCGCGCCGGCCGGGCCGCCGAGCAACGTCCCGACGACTGGCGCGGCTTTCCCGACAACACTCGCGATATCTGACCATTTCATTTTAGACACTCCCTGTGCGCATCATGCTGGCCAAGCGTGTCGCCCGGTCGCCCACCTGCGTCGCCCATTTCGATGCGAGCATCCCCGCCGCCGCCGCTGGATAGCTGCCGTTCTGCACTGCTGCCAGCGTGTTTTTAAATGTCAGCAGCCCAGCAATCCCCATGTTGAAACCCATGTTCAAAATGACGCGTTGACGTACAGGATCGAGACTGCGCCACCACGGCAACGACCGGTCTAGCGCCAGTTCAGTGCGCTCGATGTCGTTCTGGAGCATCAAATTGATTTCATCGTCGCTGATGCCAACATCATCAAGATTTCGGCCTACGCCAATTGTCGTCTTGCCTACCGTGTCCTTATACGGCTTGTTTCGCACACCCTCATCGCGTCGCAGTTCCGACACCATCGTCGGCATGTCGAATTGCTCGTTCATTTCGATTTATTCCCGTCTAAGTTGTTCATCCGAAATTCCAGAACCGTTATGCGGTTGTCGTCGCGACGCAGTTCTGCACCAACATCTTGTGAATACTTTTGCAATTGCTCATCACGCGCGCTTTTCGCTGCATTCACGGCATCCATCCAGGGTTGCCACTTAAGCCCTATCGCTGTAATCAATACTGGAATCGCAGGGGCCAAGATCATGATGGTTCGCCATGCTTTTTTATTTCCTGCAACCTCTTGTTCCAGTGCAATGATTCGGTCTTGTGCCAAGTCACTTTTCTTGAAAAGGCGCGAGTTCTGATCCTTGATCTGAGAAAGCTGTTCGGATATCGACGCAAGCGTAAGTTGCATCTGCATCATCTGCAGAATTTGCCCCTTCATCTCTTTCTGATCGTCCATGTACGCGTTCATGCGCTCGATCAGAACGTCAACTTTCGCTTCGTCGGCCAATTTATTCACCTTATCCTCACGACATACGCTGAACCCACACCACTCCGATGTACGGCGGCGTGATGTTAAACGGCGTGCCGCTGCCGGTGCTTTGAACGGTAACCCCGGTCGTTGCCGGATTGAGGCTAATCCCGGTGGCCGAAGGTTGGGTCGTGTTTGATGCGGTGACGCGCGAGCCACTTCCGCCGCCTGCAGTGTCATTGCCGCCGTTTGTCGTGGCTACGCCGGCATTTGCACCGTTCGAATCACGATACAAATGGGAATGAGAGGGGTCATTTACGCCGTGATTGTGAGGCGGGTCATTTACTACGTGACCATGCGGGGCAAGGTTTGCTACCGACAGAGTGACGGTCGACGCACCACCAGTCGACCTATCCTTGTCCGTCGTAACACCCATTGGGAAGGTGTTTCCCGTCATATTGGGCGTGCCGTTCGTGCCGTCGCAGATCTGGAAATTCTGAGGAATTGGACCGACCGACATATCCCACTGACATCGCATTCCAATAGGGAAAATGGCATTTAGCGCTGCCTTAACGGCATTAAGTTGCGCCATGGTCGCGTAATCACTGTCGGCTACGCCGGCCGATGCATTCGTGTGCCTGAAGCCGCCCATCTTAAGATTTGCAGTTGGCGTACTTTGCCCGTCTTTGGTGATACAGTTCGACAAGCCGTTGGCCATGTCCTGATCTTGTCCCTGCATGCGATCTGCCTGGATGTTCAGACCCTGTGCCGCGTCTTGCTGCCAGTTGTAAAGGGGGTTGAACACCCCTTGGCCGTTGAATGACATCAGAACCTCTCAAAATGCGTGAATCAGTTATTTATTTGGGCTTGATCAAGTTGGGCATCTTCGTGTTCGCGTGTTTCCTATGGGGAATTTATGAGGGCTGCCGCGGACCCGTTTACAAGCGCTGGACGACCGTATTGCAAGAGCCCTTGCACAAGCGGGTTTGGCGTCGCATTACCGGCCGCCGTGGCGGCGTGAGCGTCCAAGTGCGGCAAGAGCGCATCAGGATTCAAAAGTAGATTTGCGAGTTGCGATTGCAGCCGCTGCCCCACCGCTTGGCCCACCTTATTGCCCCCTGCAAATACTCCAGCCGCCGCGATCGGATGCCCTGTCAGGGCTGTTGCGAGCGCCGCCGCCGTCTTTCCTGTTGAAGTCGCTCCACCGAACGATGGTCCATACAGGTTTCTCGCCAACCAACCATTTGCCGCTAAGTTGTAAGCCGTGTCGGCGCCGGGAGACTTGATCGAGTTTGAAACCGACTCGCGCTGAAGATCGCTGGCCACGTTCCCAAGTTGGGTCTGAGCAACAGGATCTATGCCGTATTTCTGCGCCTTTATTGACTTCGCCAGCGCACTGTTAAATCCCGTCAGAGTGACAATCGGATTTTTATTTGCATCCAAAGGGCGATTGGCAAACGCATCTTCTATCTGCTGCCCCGCCTGCATAGTGCTGACCGGAACGCTCGCTTGCGCATACGCGGCGCGTGCTTGCTGAACGCCTGGGATGTAGTTTTGCGCGAAGCCGTCAATCTGGCTTTTCAGCGCTGTAAGCGATGCAGCCTTGGAGTTTGCACCCCCACTTTTCGCTTGGTTAATCATGTCGCCAAGAGCGCGCGACGTGTAATCCAGTGCAGCGCCGTTGATTGCTCGCGACTGACCACTCGGCCATACCGGTGCTACACCACGACCGGCAGCCGCATCAAGTTGCGCGTTGGCGTTTCCGGCTGCCATGGCCTGTTGCACTTCAGGTATTTGCGCGAAGCGATCGAATGCAGGCCCGACATTTACTTGCGCGCGATGGGCGGCGTCGTACAGAGGCTGAGTTGCGGCGGCGCGTTGCGCTTGTGCCGTCGCAAGGTCTCCGGGGGTTCCAGCAATGCCGCTGATAACCCCCAGGCGGGCCGCGTTGTTGTTATTCTGCAGTTGCGTCAAATCCCCTTTGAAGTCGGGGCTGGTGTTGGCGAGTGCTTTTTCTGTTTGCACGAGAAGTGGCGTACCGCCTACTTGCGCCGTCGTGGGTGTGGAACCTGGAACGAATGTCGGTGCATTGCGAATACTGTTTGCAACAGCAGCAGCGTCTTGCGGCGCCATTGCGCGGGCCAAACCCTGACCGACGTATTTGCCCGGGCTGATGACGGGCTGCAAAGCGCCTGCTATGTTCTGGCCTGCCGTTCGTGCGGCAGAGCCTAAAACCGGGGCTGCCGCTCCGATTCCCCCACCGATCAAAGCGTCTGCCAGCTTTTGCTGGCCATAACCTTGGCTTACATCGTTCACCGGCATCAGCGAAGCACCGGCGGCCCCTTGCAGAGCCCCCACGCCAGTGCGCGCCAGTAAGCCCGCTCCACCCATTTCCGGGTTCATGAGCATGGTTGGCGCGGTGCCGACGACGTTCCCGGCCAGCCGCCCCCAGTCTGTACCCGCGCCGGTTGCCGCGCGCGCCGCTTCGTACGCCTGGTTCTGATTCTGAATTGTTTGGTCGACCTGCTGAGCGCCCGAGTGGAAGTCTTTCGCAAACTGCGAGTTCGGCGCAATCTTGTCAGCAGCGTAAGAAACCCCGTGCACGATGCCCTGCACTCCCCCTTTCACGGCATCGCCTAGGCCCATGAGAAAACTTCCGGGCTGCTGCGGGGTGGCACCCTGAGGCGCCACTGGGGCGCCGGAAAGACCGGCCGACGCGGTTTGAGGGGCGTCCTGCTGAGTGGAGCTTCCCGCGTCGCGTGCAATAATCGCATCAAGGGCGGACTGCTGCCCACCACCGGCGTCGCGTGCAATGATGTCGTCAAGGGCGCTCATTTCAGCACCCCGTTTTGCGCTGCCCACTCAAGGTTCGCGCGCTGCGTCGGATCACTTGCAGCCTTGCGCAGCGCGGCCGCGCGGTCTGGCCCAGCCGGCATCGCAATCACGCCAGCGAGTGCTGGCGTGACGTGATTATCGAACGCGTTTTCGAAGGCGTTGTACTGCTGTGGATTGCCGCTATTGAAAATTGGCGTCAGCGAATCGGCCTTCAGTTGCCGCAACTGCACCTGATTTCGCAGATTCACCAGTCCCGACTGGATGGCAGCTTTTGGCGCGCCATAGTCGGGGATCGAGTTATTTACTAGCTCGCGCGATGCATCGGTGCTCAAGCCAAGCTGGCCGGAGAGTTGCGTGACCAAGTTCGCGCGCGACTTCTCGTATTCCTTCGCATTGGCGCTGAAAATCGGCAATACGGTGTTGGCCAGCGGGCCGGCTGCCAGCGGGCTTTTCCCGGCGCCGAGGTCGATCATGTGATTGATGTCTTGCAACGCGGATGCGCCGCCGGCGCGCGTCTTCTGTAAGGCAGCGTAACTCTCATTCGCCGCCTCGGCCACGCCCTTTCCAGCAGTGTTCGCGCCAGACGTTGCGCCAAGCGGCGGCGTGGCGGCGAAGGTAGACGTTGAAGGGAATCCCTGGTTCGACTGCGGCGCTGGGCGCGCGGCGCCGTTCGGCATGGCGGGAATAGCCGGATAGCCCTGCGCGCCCGCGCCCCCTGCGGGCTGCAATCCGCCTGGGCCGCCAATCGCCGGATATCCTTGCGCTCCGCTGGCTGGCAGACCGGAATCCATTCCGGGGGGTAGAGGAGGCACGCCGCCAGATGGCACTTGGCCCCCGCGGGGAAGCGGCGGCTGAATTGGAGAGCCGGGATTATAGGTTGGCGCCGCTCCGCTGCGAGTACCATTCGCCACATCTGCCACCGGGACATACTCCATCTGCTGCGTCTGCGGGTTGTAGCGCTGAGTGAGTGCGTATTGCGCGCTACCGGCTGATTTCGCCGCTGTTGATGCGGTTTCAGCTTCCAAGCCGCCCGGCACGGCAACGGTCCGGAAGCCGGCTGCGTTGGTCGGATCGGCTACGTTGATGTAACCCTGCGGCGGCGATGACGGCGTGGCGTGATATGCGCCGTCTGCCGTGACGTAGCCGCCGCCGGGGCGCGTCGACACCGGAGCAATGTAGGTGCTTTTGTTCAGTGCTGCAGCGTTCGCGGCACGCGTATCCAGCCCGGCCGCGGTCGCCATCTTCGTAGCATCGGTCGGGGACAGGCCCGCGGCTAGGGCTTGCTGATACGCTTGCGGGGCGAGCATATAAAGCTGGCGCGAGCGCGCGGCGGTCTGACCGGGCAGCGTAAGAGGTCCGGGCGTGGTTGTTTGCGCCGGTGCCGCGCCGTTCTGCATCAAGGCTTGCCCTAGGGCTTGTTGTGATGGCTGCGGCGCCGCGCCTCCCATACCCGCAGACACGCCACTCATCGCACCCATATTGGCATCGCCAGAGACAGCCGGGCCTGATGACACTGCAGGGGCGCCGCTGCCATCAGAACCGAAAGCGCCGGACAACGCCTGCGCCATCAACGCGTTCTGCCCGGCTGCCCCTTCACGAGACAGTTTCGCGCCCACATACGCTTGTGCGAGCTTCGCCAGCCCTTCTACAGGGCTGACACGGTACACCGTATTGCCAGCCATCCGGTTTGACGTATCCAGCGGCGTCAGACCCTGCCCCAACAGCGCTTGGCCGATCATCTGCTTTTGCTGCAAGTCGGCGTAGCTTTGCTGCTGGTCCGGCGTGAGCGAGGCGAGATATGGATTGATCCCCGGGGATGCTGTGTTAGGCATGTTATTTCCCGTATTGCAAATAAGGGTTGTACGTCACCGCGCGCGCCGCATTCGATTGCCGCGCCGCTGCGATACGCTGCGCTTGCGCTTGGTCGAGTGCGGCCGAGGCCAGCGCGTTCGTCGGTGTCCCTTGCCGCGCGGCGGGCAATTGCGCCATGTTGTTTTGCTGTGCGTTCGCGGTTTGCTGGTACGAGTTGCTTGCTTGGTTCAGGGCCTTGGAGAGCAACTGCTGATAAAGCCCCGTGTCGACCCCGCCCATCGTCGCTCCGCCGAGAGACGAACTGCCGGCCACCGATCCAGACAGGCCGCCGCCGAGCGCGCCGCTGCTGGTCGATGTCATGCCGCCACCAGGGAGAAGGCCACTGAATAAGCCGGTAGGCGATGACCCGAGTGAACCGCTAAGATCGCCGCCGAGGGCGCCCGAAAGACCGCTGCCAGAGGCTGTTGTTGTGCCGGTAAGACCGGCATCGCCGTAGGCGGCTGGCCCACTGAAGATGCCCGTAAGGCCACTGGCGCCCGCGGTGCCGCTTCCCGCCGCTGCTCCAGCCGCCGACGCGTCCGCCGCACCCGCTCCGGCACCGGCGGCAGCGCCGGCACCAGCCCCACTACCGCTTCCGGCTAACGCGCCGCCCAGGGCGCCACCGGTAAAGTAGCTGCCAATTGCAAGGCCAACCGCATCTCCGGGCTTTGCCTCGGCCGTGTCGCCAATCTTGTCGACGATTGGGATCTGGCGCACTGGATTAACTTTCTTGTCAATACTGCCGGCGAACTGCGTGATGGGCGAAAAGACCTGATTCACAGCGCGCGGCAGGTCGGTAGAGGTCCAGTCAGACCACTTGCCGCCGGTAATCCACGACAAAGGGTCTGTCCATTGCTGGATTGGCTTGCCGAGCTTCCCGATAGGCGAATCCTGATTGCTCGAACTGAGCGTATCTCCAAGACTAAAAAGGCCCATGGTTCCACCCGATCGCGCGATAGTTCACCATCAAGAAACCATCCACTCCTCGCACCACCGCGTGCGGCGCAACCTTGCGCGCTTCCTGCGCCATGACGCCGCGCCGCACCTTGCCGACCGCGTCCGTCTTGTAGCGATAGCGGTAAATCTTCAGGCCGTTTTCGAGACGCTCGCCTGTATCTTCAATGTTGGTTTTAAGGCGTCGGTCCGATGAGCCAAACAGGCTCAGGGCGCTGCCGCCTAAACCGAATAGACCAGACATCAGCGAATTTGAAGATGCATTCGATGAGTTCGCAGAGTTCAGCAGCCCCTGGTAACTGCTGTACACGTCGTTCGAAAGGCCAGATTCCGAAGCATTGGCGGACGACGTTCCCGAGTATTGCGGTAGCAGTGACGAGATAGACGACAGTTGGTTGTAAGGAACCGAGCTTGCGGCCGCCTCGTTCGTGTAAGTCGTCCCCATGCTGTTGAGGTTCGTTGCCTGATTCTGCAAAAGTCCGGCTTGCGTATTGGTAAGACCTTCCTGCCCGGAAAGTTGGTTGAGCCCTAATTGCTGCCCCTGCGTGATAGCAGTGTTCATCGCGTTGTTGTTTGCCAACGTTTGCGATCTTGAAAGATTCTGTGTTGCGTTGTTGTAGGCAGCGGTGCCCGGCACCAAACCCTGATTCGCCAACTGCGATTGCAACGCCGCGGTGTCTTGCGTCTGCTGCGGCTTCAGATACGCCTGGGCCTGCTTGTAATAGGCGTCAGTGCCCTGCTGCGCCGCGTCTTGCGCGGAGCTATATGCGTTCGACAGATTGCTGTTGAGGCCAGAGAGTTGCGTATTCAGGTTTGAATATTGACTGCCAAGACTGCCCAAGCCGCTCAACGCATTATTTAGGCTCGTGTTTGACGTGTTCGCGCTGCCCATCAGATTGTTTATCAGGGCGTTGGTCTGATCATTCCCAGAGGTAGACGTGCTGTAGATCGGCGCCCCCGTCGTTGGGTCCGTTCCAATCTGCGTCGTCGTTTGCGAACCAAACGGATTGCTTTGGTTTGTCGCATTCAGCGCTTTGTTATAAGCAGCAGTTTGCTCGTTTGAAGTGGTGGTTGCCGAAGCGACCGCATAAGGATCCGGCGACGATGGCGTGTCATTTTTCTTACCCATTTTTTCCTCCAAGCCAGCGACACGTGTCTGGGCGCATCGTGTAAATCAAAAGATCGCCGTATCGCGCCGCATCCTTGACAGTTGCCTCTAAGTGGAAGCCTAGCTTTTCATCGAACCGACGCGCGGCGACGTTCGTCGAGTCGACAAGGCCAATCAGCTTTTTCACTTTGAGTTGCACGAACGGATAACGGAATACTGCAGTCAGGAATTGGCGATTCAGCCAATGCGCCCCCTCTTTTGCGACGTGCATGCAGATGCTCGAATGGTTGTAGTCGTCGTAATAGACGCCGCACATGAGAACGCCGTCGCGCGTCATGCCTATGGAAGTAGACGAGTCGCGCTCGAAGCGATGCTCGAGGCGATCGCACACCCAAGGTCCCACACGGTCATGATCGAAAACGAGTTGCAGCATTCCGATGTCCTGAAATGTGCAAAGAGATATGCATTTGCGCGGTAAAAGGCGCGCGGCATACCGCTTTGCGCACCTTTTACCGGGCCGGTGGCCCATGCATGAAGATGGATTTACAGAATCGGAGTCTAGACCCCGGGAATCAGAATGTCGGCGTCATTTGTGGCTCAAACATCAAATCAAAGGACTCAAGCGAAAACGCAATGCCACGGGTTTGCGCTCTCATGCGCGGCGCCGCGGCATATCCCTCCCCAAATATGCTCAGCCAATTGCCGACGACTTTCTGAGAACCTCCCCACGGCACCGCGTTCCATGGCGTTGTGTTCCAGGGGGTAGATGACCCGAATGACAGCGTGGGCGTCGAACCGGGCAATTGCGTACTGAAATCCACATTAAGGTCGATTTGCGGCGCGAACCCATCGGTTGTCAGAAAGATCGGCCGCATCATCTTGAAAGACTTGTTCACGCCACGCTGATCAAAGTAGCTGTATGCCGGCTGGATGTCGCTGTTGATCGCCACCCCACCATCATCGTTGCCCATATATGCTTGCCCAACCAACCCAGGCGCGCCGAAATACAGATTCTTTTTGAAGTAGCAGAAACAGATTGCGTTCCAGCCTGTCACCCTTGCCCATGCACTTGTGATGGTACTCATCGCATACTGCCGCGACGTTCCGTCCTCTGTAAGGGGGACGTTCACAAGCACTTTATTACCATCGGGGAAAAGTATTGGCTGCCATCCGAAATTGTTGCCATAGGTTTCGATGTCGATGTTTATCGATGGCTGGATCTTTGCGGATACGGCAAGCGCCTCTTGTGACCGATCCGTGAGAAGCGCTTTGCTCAGCGGCACGAGGCCGTCAGAGCCCAAGAAAACGATATCTGAGCCAAGTTTTTCATAGAAGCGCCGCCCTACCGGAGGGCCGATTAGGAACACGGCCGACTTCGAAAACGTGGTTGCTTGTGTTGGGTCGGAGCCCTGGTACACAACGACCTCCCCTTCGCTGGAGCAAAAGCAGAGGTATTCCTGGAGGCCTGCAGTGTTGTCGATATTCCACGTGGCAAGACCCATCATGTATCCGCCGCGCCCGAACTGTGCGCCGACATCGAACGGATAGGCCTGCCCGGCGACCGCATACAGGTCGAGGTAGTAGGTGATGAAAGAATTGATCTGCGTGAACCACAGCCGGCTGCCAAAGACATTGACATGCACGAACGTGGCCGGGTCGACGCCCCAGATTGCGCCGTTCACGCTTGTGCCGTAGATGCCCACGATATCGGCCGCCGCGTCGCCGTCTGGCGCCGAGGAAAGCGTATAGCGGAAACTGCTTGCGCCCGTCACAGTGATTGTGAAAGTGCCGGAATATTCGGTCGGATCTGTGTTGGCCACGCCAACCACGGCGCCCGTCGACAGCCCATGCGGCTCTGCCGTGGTCAGATTGCCGTAGTAGATCGTCGAGATACTTGCTATCACCGCACCAGCAGTCCCTGCCACGGTGTAGCTGCCGACAGTCGATGCATTGCTGCCCGGATCACTGGTGAGCGGTATCGTGAAGCTCGTGGCGTCCACGACAGTGATTGCGTAAGTGCCATTGAATCCACTGGGCGATACGCCCGAAAGCACGATGCTTGTGCCGGTGGTCAGTCCGTGTGCCGTTTTGGTCTTAACGGTCGCGGCGTAGGATGGCGTGATCGAGACGATCGTCTTTCCACTTCCGTTTCCAATCCGCGACCAAGCCGTTCCGTTATAGACCATGGGCGAATCAATGCCGTTCACCATGACCAGGAAATGAACGCCGGCATTCGCAAAGTTGATCCATTGCCAACGCGAATTCGAGAGGCCTGTTACAAGTGGCGCACCCACCGGGGCATTTGCCGTAACGTCGTAAAGATTGCCGCCGGCGACTGCGAACATTTGTTGCAGGCCTGGGGAGTTGTATGCGGCAAGCGTTTCGATCGCGCCTGCAATCCCGCTTCCCCATGTCACAAACCCTTTGCGCAGCGGCATGTCGGTTGTGCCGGGGTCATAGTTATCCAGAATCAGCGCATCGGTCGGCGCCATATTCGCGACAGCATCTCGCGTGTTAAGGCCGCCGACCGGCGGAGGAATGGATTTCGTGACGACCCGCGCGCGACGATTCACCGGCATATCAGGCTCCAAATCCAGTATCAGGCACTTGCGAGGAACTGATCAAGCCGATATCGGAGCGAGAGACCGCGTTGATAGGCAGCGAACGGGCACCCGCGGTGCGCGCAATGGCAATGCTTATTGCTCTCTCGTATTCCTGGTCCGCAACGCTCGAATCAAGCCCCTTGCGGTTCAAGAACCGAGACATGATTCCAAGTATGAACAGGCGGTCTTGGATAAGTGGCGTATCGCTGTCGGCCGCCCATGTCGTTTGCGGGGTGCCGGATATCGATTGACACCAGCCGTTTGAGTAATACTCCATCACGAGCTTGTCAGCAGAGGCGGGCACCGGGTTGACGAATATCTTTCCATCCATGATTCGCCAGCGCAGCCGCGGCCCGGCGGGGCTGATTCCCGACTTCAATACCTGCCATTCCTGGGCCGACAACGGACCTACAAGCTGCCACCGAAACGATCTATCCCAACCGGTTTGAGCGATGAAATGATCGCAGTCGGAAGGAATCGGATAGCTCTCTTGACCAAAAGAAAGTTGCGCATTGGTAATGGTAGCCTCTGCTGGTGCATCCAGCGTCACGGCCCCATTCACGGCATCAACTGCCAGGACTGTCGGATACCAAGGAAGGCCGTTAGCCGTGGCGATCATGCCTGCTACTATCCCCGCAGTGCTGCTCAGCCCGGTTACTACGTTGGACCCTTGCGTGATCGAGCCGGTTATGCCACCGAAGCCGACGAGATTGAAAACATATTCCCGGCGCAGCACTTGCCAGCCCTCAAGATGCGCGCCACGTGATGCTAGGTCCTCACCTACCCGGTTTGCAAATACCAGCAACTGACGCACCGTATTATCCGAATTTCCTATTACCGAGACAGGTAGCGGCAGGCCCAGGTCAAGCATTACGTCCTGGATTATCGCCAGCAATGTACGCTGGCCGGCGGCGGTGAGGGGCTGCGTCATGCCGTTTCCTTGGTTGCTGCGAGATCCTTAATTTGCTGCTTCATGGCTTCAAGATCAGCGCGAAGATTGTCGTTTTCTTTCTTCAGCCGCATTGATTCCTTGTTGCTCGATGCACTGCTCAGCCAAACTTTTGCTTTTTCGCGCAGTTCACGGCCGCCCAAGAAGCTACAGTTGCCGTCCGACAACGCGGCCAGTGCTTCCACGGTATGGATCTTCATCCCCTTCAAATTGAGCGCTTCGCCGCGCGAGATCGGGGGCCATTCTTGGATGGGCGTGCCGTCCTGTACTTGCTCTTGCTGATTCTTGAAAGCCTCCCATTGCCGCGGGAAACGCTGTATATCCGATGGTTCGTTGCCGTGCTGCTCCGTGCGCACGGGTCGCACTACCTCTTTCGTTCTGTCCCCTGGAAACATGATGTGAATATGGGGAACGTCCTTGTATATCGGGCGCCCGGCTTCTTCTGAGGCGAATTCCTGATGGACCGGCCGCATCTCGAATTCGACATACAGGCCGCTGTCATCGCCGTGCGATACGTGGAGGTTGTTGCCGCTGCCGGAAACGCGTGCGGTTGCGAAATCCATGTTTTCCATCCTCTAAGGTAAAAAGGGCGCCGGAATGGCGCCCTGGTTTTGCTGCTAGATCATCAGGTAATCGCGCCCTGAGAGACAGAACGCTGCATGGTGATAATGGCCTGCGTGGATGTCAGCACCATCGCGTTACTGCCCTGCCCGATCGTCACACCTGGCGCGCTGCCAAACTTGGCGCCGAGCACTTGCTTGCCAGCCACGGCTGTCGGGCTTACCACGCCCGCCGCTTGCCAGTAGACGGGATTGCCCGCCACCGGTGCACCGCTGACATTGACAACCGCATTACCCTGCACCTGCACCCAACCGTAGCCACCAGCCGTGATCGCTTGATACACGACACCGAGCGGTTCGGATGCATTTGCGGTGCCCGTCCAAGGCACGGCCTGCGCGGTCATAACGCCGTTCGACAGTACTTGGTTGATCTGGACGATGGTGCCCGGAGCAAGCAATGCCGGCGCATAGACCACCATAAATTCACCACCGCCCAGATTCGGGTCATACGCCTGCACCAACTCTTGCGGGAATGACATACGGCCGGAACCGGCGGGGAACACGCCCGGGGCAACAGGATCGACGGTTCCAAGCCCAACCATGCCGATCAGGGGATCGAGTTTAGTAAATGCCATTTTTCTCTCTCCCTTATGCGAACAGAATGCCCTGCAACCGGCGGTTCGAGACCGTCATGTTGCCGGCGAAACCGATCAGCTTGACCATCGCATCCTGGTTGATTGCGAAACGGTCTTCGCCAATAGGCGCGAAGTTGCGATCGGTGTGCGGGCGGAAATAGATGTAATCCGTATTGAGGAATTGCATCGAGTTCGTCGGGGCACCGCCGCCGTAACCGCCGTCCAGAACCACATCGGAATTCATGTATCGCAGCGAGTCAAAGCCCGCTTGACCCATTTCATCCGATGCAATGCGCTGGATGGCTTGCAGCGATTCCAGGTACAACCGGTAGTAGTTGTTGTCGGCGACGATCAAGTCAGGCTTGTCAGTGCCGCGAATCAACTGCAGATACACACGGTTCATGTAGGACTGAATGTTTGCGCTCGTCGCGGCCGCGCCGCCATTCGTCGACGACGAAAAGGCGATGTTGCGCCAGAAAGAGCCGATCGAGGTCGATGCGTCGATGCCGCCAACCACACCCGTCGTCGGCGTTTGGCTGACCAGCAACGCAAGGCCACCGATCTGCCGCCCGCCGTCCGCCGTCCCATCGCTGTAGCAATCGAGCGCGATGTTGTTGACAAGAGTCTTTTCGGCGTTTTTGATACGCGACTCGAGAAGGTCGATGATCGCGTCCTCCCCACTGTTTTGCAGTTGCTCCAGGCCGGAAATCGAGATTGCAACGGCCGCTTGAGCGTAATTGAACTCGGCGCCGGTGAACACGTCAGACGGACTGATGTTCAACGCTTCATAACCGCTGTAGCGCTTGAACGTGCCGTTTTCTGCGTATTCCAGTTCTTGCACGATCGTGCGACCACCGGATACAGGCTTCACATTACCGCGCTTCTTCAAGCGCATCAGCAACGCGTTGTTCTTCGTGACGTTATCGGCCAGCTTCCCCGTGCGATTGCGCAGCGTGGTAGTGACAATTTCCGTCAACGTCGATGACGGGTTTAAAAGTCCCATGTTTTAGGGCTCCATGCGATGGTTTTAGGATGCTGTAGCCGCGCGCAGATTTGCACGCAGTTCATCTCGCAGGGATAGATTCTGATTTCCGGCTGGCGACGGGACGTTGGCGCCCGGCGATCCGTTTATCGAAGAACCGGCTCTGCGTTTCGCGTTTGCCTTTACGCGGGCGTCCTCTTGTCGCTTTGCTTCCGCTGCGGCGGCCGACCGCTGCTCAAGCATGGAGCGTACTTCGGGGTTGGCGTAGCACGCCTGTTCGTAGGCTTGTTCCAGATTCGAGGCCAAGTTATTGGCGATCAGTACGCCCATATGCTCGCGTACTTGGTCGAAAAACTCATTCTTCGGATCTGAACTGAAAGCCTGAATCTGGCGATTGATTTCGGCTTGCGTGTGCTGCACTTGCTCTTGATGCTGGCCGGCAAGGTGGCCTTGTACCTGCTCCAGTTGTTGGCGCAGATGCAATACTTCGGGGTCGACTTGGCGCGGCTGATACTGAGCAACTTGGCTTAAGTCGACGTTGTACTGTTGGGCAATCTGATTGAAAAGAGCAACCTTGCGCTCCGGCGTTGCTGTGCGCAAAACATAAGCCGTATTCAGCAAATCGCTTACCGCACGCACCGGGTCACCGCCTTCTGCACGAATGATTGGCAGATAGGGGTTGATCGCTTCATTAAACTTTCGCCCGGCGGCCGCGTCCTGGCCCATCTTTTCAAAGCCGCGGTGGATGTCTGCTTCACGACGGGCGATTGCAGCTTGCGCTTCAGGCGGAATCTTTTCCCATACTGTTTTTTCAGCAGCCGACCAAGATTCGGGCGCTTTGGCTGCGGGGGTCGGCGCAACGGTCTTGTCCGGCTGATCGGCCACTGACTTATCGGCTGGCGATTCCGTAGTGACCGGCTTTTGCTGGCGTTGCTCGCCTTCTTCCTCAGCGGTGTTATTGGCTGAACCGGAACTGTCCGCTTCGCTTTCCTGACGCCCGCGGATTTCATCAAGATTCTTTTCCAACTCTTCGCGCAACGTCATTTCGGGCTGGTTATCGCCCGCAAGCTCAGCGTTTTCGATGGGTTCGTCCATTTCATAGGCTCGCGTTTTGTATGCGGCGATGCTAGACCCCGGGAAAAGCGCTTGCAATTCAACGCATAGGCTGCTGCTGCGGGGCCTGTGGCACCGAATGACCCATAGGAAGTTGAGGAACGCCCTGGGGCTGCTGTTGTTGCTGACGCGCCTGGGCCAGCGCAGCCTGCATCTGCGTTTGTGCAAGCAGCTTTTGCAGTCGCGGCATGAATGCACCGATCATTTCGCACCTCGCAGAACTTGGCGTGTGGCGTCTGTCAGATCGCCGCGCAGGTTGAAGTCTCCGCGGACCTCGGGTACCGGCCGCTTCGGCATGTCGTTACCCACCTCCACGTATCCGTTGCGCTTTAGGAACGCGCGGTGAGATGAGCGACTGTTGATCACGGGCGGTTTTCCGGTGGCCACGTCTACGGCAACAGCCTGATACGGCTGAATGTCTGGCGCGATATAAGGTGCGGTGATTGCGCGGACCATCGGTGAACCGCAATGTTCTGGCAGCGCATCATCGCGCTCGCTCACCTTGCGAAACACATCCTTGCGGTGGCCACACTGACATTGGACTGTATAGAGCGGCATCACTCACCCCCATTTGATTGATTTGCGGCTGCGATCTGCGCTGCGTCCAGGGTGGCGCCAGCACTGACCTCGGCAACCTCAACGGCGGTCTTCCCCTTCATTTCCTGCAACGCAATCTGCAACTGCGCATCTGCGCTTGCCTTCCATTGCTCCATCATCATTTCGTTGCGCGAACGCATCATTTCCAACTCAGCGTTAAGGCGCGCTTGGTTGTCGTCCGTTGCGACCTGCGCTTGTCGCTGCGCGTCTGCGAGTTGCGCTTGCAATGCTCTGTCCTGGGCGTCCGCCTGGGCTTGCGCCTGAATCTTGGCCTGCTCGATCTGCATATCTCCCTGTTGCTTGGCGTTCTGTAGTTGCAGGTTTCCTTGAATTTGAGCCTGTTTTGCCTGGGCGTCGGCCTGCACCTTCATCATTTGAGGGTTAGGCTTGGGTTGGCTCGCTTGCGCTTGCGCCTGCTTCTGTAGTTGCTCGATCGTCTCAGACAGCGCAGCCTCCAGTGTCTTGCCTATCGGGAACGCGCGTGCGGCAAACATCATCATTTCACCAAGCAATGGTGCCAAGACAGGGTTCTCTACCTGCATAACCTGATTGATGAACCCGCCGATCACCTTGACGAACTCCATTCGATCGGTCTTTTCCTGCATCTGATCCATCTTGATCGTCGAATCTGTCTCGATGTCGAGGCGATAATGACGAACGTTGGCATCGCGCAATAGTTCGGTGACCTCCTCCCATGTGGGTTCTAGCGAAGCCTTTTCGATATCTTTCGGCAGAGAACCACCTAACTGTTTGATGCGTTGCGCGACTTGTTGCTCTGCCATGGTCAGGAGCGGATAGCCTGAGATTTCAGCCAAGGTTTCGATTTCGAAAAGATTTGCGTGAATTTCGGCAATGATCGAAACCGCGTCTCGAGCAAATCGCTGCACTTCAGCCTGCATGTCAGTCAGCCGGATCGACGCGAAATTGCTCTTGATCTGCTGCGCCGTGGCCGTTTCAGACGGATCGCTGGCCCCACGCAAAATGTCGGCCATGCCGGTGATCTCGTAAAGAACGGCCTTCACCTTGTCGCGCGCGTCGTACAGTGCAAGCAAAGTCTGTACGATTTCTTGCATCGGCAGAAGAACGATGGAACCCACCAAACCGCCCTTCTCCGCAAAAGCGGCCCACGCATCCACGGGCACAAGCTGGTTTTGAACGCCCTCGCTCAACAAACGGCTTAGGCCCGGCGCGCTGGCATCATAGACGCCTACGACCTTAACGGCCTTCGTAAGCGACTCGATGCGCCCCGTGAGGTTGTCGAGTTCCCGGGCTTGGTCCTCGTACTGCTGATAGTCTGAAACAGGAATAATTGAGTCCGTGGCCATGTTTGGGGTAAGCGGGCGCGGGCACGGAAAAAAATTCTCAAGCTCTAGTGGATCTTCTTTTTCATCCAGGAGCGACTGTGGATAGCCTTTGCTCAGCCAGACGGCTTTGCGAACGCGGCGATCCCACATTTCGTAGATCATCGCTTTGCCCTCTGTGGGCTGATCCGATTTCATGTCGTCCGGTTTATGGTCAAGCGGAATCTTGTCCGCAATATCCGGAAATCGCGCACGCAGTTCTTCGCGTGTAAGGAAGCACCGACGCCAGACTAAATAGACTTCTTGCCACACACGCGCTTTGTTGTGCCCAAAATCGTCCCAGTGAACATAGTCGAGGTCAACCTGTTCATATTCAAGATCCTGAGCCGGCTCCCCTTCTGTTTCTTCACCCGCTTCTGCGTCGTCGTCAATTTGCGTGCCTTCATTGCCAAGCATCTCACTTGCCTTGAAATGCGGCACATATCGCGCCCAAAGCGTGCCCCTACCTGCAAGCAGCCGATCGGTTACGCATTGGCGCATTTTGGCGCTGAAGTCGTTTTTTTCCAAAGTGAACGAGTTTGCGCGTTCCAGTATTTCGCAAGACACGCGCCCCACCGGATCGGCATCGAGGAATCGACGTTGAAAGTCCGGCTTTGGATCGCGGGAATAAAGCGCGGGCAAGAGCGTTTGCACGTTCGACCAAAGGATGTTGAAACGGGACTTTCCCTCTGACGACGCGCTGCGCTCATCGTTATACCGTTTAACGACGCGCTTGCCTTTTGTTTTCCATGGGCCAGCATCCCTTTCGTACTCGTCTATTTCCGCAAGGTACTTTGCATGCTTGTTTTCGACCGGCGCGGCCAATTGTTCTTCTGACATGTGATTACCTTGGAATAACGGTGACGGTGGGTGTGGTCAGATACGCGATCCTGAGATAATCGGACGGGCTCAGTCGAAACATGCCAGCCAACAAACCGACGATCGTCCAATTCGTTCCGTCCCGAGAATACGAAATCGTCGTAACGGATCCGCCCTGGACGGTTACGTCAACATCAGCATTCGTGTTGTTTTGATATGTGAAAGGGCTGCCTGACAACACCACAGGCGAAGTCGGCTGACTGGCGTTTGAAGGGCGTTGTGCGGCTGCTCGCATGCTCATATCACACTCCATTTCCTAGAGTCGCAGCTAGATTGCCTGCTGACGCCGCAATGACGGCAATTCTCGTTGCATCACCTTTCGTGAAGACTTCGGCGGTGCCAGCAAGCAACGGCACGCCGTTGGCCGCGCTAACGATGTCTGCTGCGTTCTTGGACATGAGAACGTAGACAACGCCTGTGGTCATATTCACCAGTCGAACCTGATCCCAAAGCGCACTCGGATCAAGAGCGAAGTTTTGCGAAGACGTGGTCGCCGCGATTGGCACGGTGTTGGCAGGCGAGAAAGGTTGTAGCGTACTCATGCGTAACTCCCATAGACAATTTCACTGGATTGGCTTTTCGGCCAGAACACTTCATCGGCCGTCTGATCTTCTGGAAAGCGCGGCCGCTCTTCGGGCGCCTCTTCCGGTGGCATCTTCCACACGAGCGATAGCATCCGGAAGGCGTCGGCGTCGTGCGATGTCTTGTCGTGCAGCGGGGTGTCCCGGAAGACCTGCTTATGCGGATCCCACTCGCGACGATAATTGCGCAGCGACTCTGACCCAGCAAAGGTGCGCTGTTCATCGAAAACGCACTTCGGCAGCGTCGCGCGCGCAGCCGTGATGCCATCCTGGATGCTGAGCGACGGAACAATGCGCACCTTCAGCTTGAAATCGTGCAATTGCTCCATTGCGGATCGCGGCGACGCGAACGTCTTGGGCTTGCCGTCGTGCGGCAGCCAGCAATCAGCGTAGCGGTAGGCGATTCGATGTTCAGCACCCTCGATCGGCTTGCCGAATCCCCAACTCTTGGGCTTTCCGTACTCGCCCCACTCGGCAACGTCAATTTCGCGGCCATACAGGCGCTCTGCGTAGTGCTTTGGCGCTTGGCCATTGTTCGAATAGTGGTCGATGATGCGGATTTCGCCCCAACTGACCTGATAAAACCAAATTGCCGTGTCGTCCGTGCGGCCCAAGTCCCACGCCGTGTATACCGGCAAGGATGGATCGTGAGGAACCTTTTTGATCCGCCCTTCCGCGTCGATCTTGGTGAATTCTCGGCCGTAGTACGCCCCAAGAATCGCGGCGTCGAAAGAGCACATCATTTCTTGCTCGAACATGGCCGCGCCCGCGTCCTCTCCGAACAGCTTGATGTACTCCATCTTCTGTTCATGCAACTGCGCGGCGCTGAATCGACCTGTCTTTGCAACGCTAGACACTTCACCGAACCAGCCGGGCGTCTCCTGCGCCATTTTGAGCATCTTGTAAGCATGATTCCGTCCGCGCGGGGTCGTGATGAACACGGCCCACCCGTCGTTTTCGTCAAGAATCGGCTTCAGATATGCCCACGAGTACGGATTGGCAATCGCAAACTCAGAAAACACGACGCCCGCCGGAGGGGCGCCAACGAGAGAGTTGAAATTGTCCGATCCAACGACCTGCCATGTCGCGCCGTTGCGCAACTGGATCATCATGTCGTTTTCGAGGGTGCGTGCGCGGATCTCTTTCGGGAAAGCCTCGTCGATCCGCCGCTTACCGGTGTGCGGGTTGACCGCGGACCACACTGCTTTATCGGCTTGCGACGCTTGCGGCAGCATGTGCCAATATGTGGCAGGCCGCTTGTGCGCTGCGACGCACGCGTGATGCATCGCTACGTCATCCTTACCCCATCGACGATGCGCAATCGAGATCGCCCGCCGGCCACCGCGCTCCAGATACGACCAAAGCGGCATCTGATATTTGCGCGGTGACCAGCAGTTGGGGATTCTAATCCGGGGCATTTTCAGGCGCCCCCGCAAACTGCACGAGTTCGACGACCATAGGGCCACCGTCGACACCAGACAGTTCCTGAGTCATCTTGTCGCCGTACTTCTTCGGGTTCATGCGGGCAAGCACCCACTTGCGATTATCCGACATGACGCGCGCTTTCGCCGGGTCCTTACACTCGTCAGCGATGCCGATCAAGTCGTCAAAGTAGATCTGCTCGCGCCATTTCAGCGCGTCGGTGTACAGCTTTTGCAGCTTCTCATCGTCGTTCACCCACCGCAAGAACGTGACGCGGTGCGGCATGCCCCGGGTTTTGCAAATGGTGCGCAGGCTTTCACCGTCAGAAATCCGCAAAAGGATCGCATCGACGATTTCATCCGATTTGCGCACCACCGGAAGTGCCATGATCAGAACATCTCGCGCAGCTTGAGACGCAGATTGCTCACGAGCGACATCACTTCGTGCGAACCAACGTCACGGCCGTTCTGAATGCGATCCTCAATATCGACGATGGTGTCATGCGCCGACTGAACGGCACCCGTCGCGGCTGCCGCCTTGACTGCGGAGGCATCAGCAACCAGCTTGAAAATCGCTTCCAAGTGAACGGCAACAGCCTTTTCCAGAGGAACCGCGGCGCCGTCAGCATCCTCGGCTGCCTCATCAATGCCCGAAGACAACGAGGATGGCGATACAGGCGATGCAGACGACGATTCCGAGGATTCCATAGCTGACGTTTCGTTCGAGGTCGTCGAGCCGGTCGGCAATGTCGTCGAGCCTTCCGCTGTTTGGGCGTTGATCGCATCGGATGTCGTGGACGACGGCGAGGATGCGTTTCCCACTTCATCTGCGGAGACAGCACTTCCCGTCGTACCAGCGGCAGGCGCACCCGGCTCTACGGATTCCCCATCCGATTGGGACGCGACTGGCTCCCCCGGCACGGCCGGCACCTCGGATACCGGCGTATCGGTGGTCGGGATCTTCGTTTCCGGCGTCACCGGATCATTTCCGGCCGGCGTGTTGCTGTTTTCATCGGACATGCTGCGCTCCAGGTTCATGTAAGGATGTTTTGCCGTGCCGACGCCGCAAGGGATGCGCCGAAATGGGCGTTTTGATAGCCTCGGAGCCACGAGGCATGCTGGTCGGTGAACATCGGATATGGGTTGTTGGTGCGTTTCATGCGGCTTTGATACGCTTCCGCCCCTTCCGACATCGCCTTCTCTATTTCCGCTCTGCTCAGCATGTCGCCCTCCTCGGATGAGCGCCATCGTAGACCCCGGGAAATCGGGTGTCTAAAACAGCAATTCCCGACATCCCCAGGCGCTCCGCGATGGCGTCGGGACAAGTTGCCCAGGCGTAACGTTCGGCCGGGTAGCAACGGGCACGTGGTACGTCATCCGCATGTGCTTGCGGTCATAGGTGGACAACAAGCGCCTTTCCGCCACCAATCCATCGATGACAGGCAATGCCTCTTGCATCGATCGACCGAATTTCAAGGCAATGGCGCTGGCCATGTACGCGCGCCCCGGAACCAAGAGGGCAACAACGTTGTCCGGCGTAAGAGCGGGGGGCGATTTAGGCGCGCGCATGGTGGTCTCCTAGATGACCTTGAGTATGCTGTTGCTGGTCTGTGAAACTGAATTACGGCGCGCTTGACGCCACGCATTAAACGGATTCCGTATCTCGCGCATGAAACGCTCTGCCGCTGCGTCGTCCTTGTCGAAATCCGATCGAGAGGAAACGTTGCAGGCTTTGCGTACGACTTCAGCAGCGCCCTCTTTCGTGACATCGCTCGGATCGATGCTGGCCAAGTCAGCAAGCCAAGCATGGAACTCGGGGTCGTTGCACCAGATGGCGGCGAGTTGGGTTGTGCCACGGTATTTCATAGCGATGACACCGGAACAACGACATCTGTCTGGTCAACGCGCTTCACGCAGTAGAACTTTGGCCAAAAAAATCCAGCAGATTCCACCCGCGCATATGCATTTGACATGCAGACAGACTTCGCATGCGTTTCACGTAAAGCCGCTATAAGACTAAGAGGCAAAGAAAGCGCTAGGCCCAAAATGAATAAAAAAATAAACGTCCATAGCGCAAAAAGGAATATCTGAGCAATCTTCATTTCGTCGCGCACCAAACAATGAATGCACCAAATAACAAAAAAATAAGGAGGGTGAAATTGTCAGAGATCAAGAAATCGCTCACGCCCGCACCCCACACTGAGCCATTGCCACGCCGAATGGGTTTCCTGCATGTGTGCGAAGTGATGACAACAGCGAAGCGATAAGCTTGTCTTGCGCCGCGATCTTTGCCGCCCGCGCCTTTGCTTCGTCGGGGATGCCGAACTGGCCAGCCGGCATGCGGATTTCTTCTTTGCGCAGCACGGGGGCGGGAGCATCGGGAAGGTCTCCAATCGCGTAATGCGGCGAGCGTTGCCCGCGCGACGTGCGGCCATACTCTGCGATATACAAGCGCGGCGATGCACTCTTGACGCGATGCGCGCGAATTGCGCCGTACACGGCCGCGGTATCGCGCTCGATGTGCTGCGATATCTCAAGCTGACTCATCGGCTTGGCAGACTGGCGCAGAAAGAAAATGATTTGATCGATGATCATGCGAACATCCTCCGTCCGTAATGGGCGATAAGGGCGGCTTCGGCGCGGTTATGGTCGCGCTTGCGCTCGAATCCGATGGTGCCGAAGATCGTGCGGGCCTTATCCAAGCATTCGTCTTTGTCGCTGGAGAGGCCGTACATCCGCTTCCAAACCTGCGGCGTCACGCGGCGTACGTCGATGCCCATGAGCCGTAGCGTCGCGAGCGTGTAGGCCCGCGATTCAGCGATCGAGACTGTGGTGTGCACGCTTGGTCCGAAGATGCCGCTGGATTCTAGTACCGCGGTCATGGTGTCTTGCGCCGGCACGGTCTTGTGAATCAACTCGCGCAGGCCCTGCACGTCGATTTCTTTGCGGAAGCCCTTGGCGGTCGGCGCGTCGTTCTCGATCGTCGGCATGTCGTGCAAACCGATCAAGCCATGATCAAGATGCACGAACGCAAGAGCGCCAGTCAAACCCGGGTCCACGCCGATGAAGATCGTCATGCCGCCTCCCGCACTCGCCGCGCTTCAAGAGACACAGCCAAGGCAGCGTCCACACCCTGCGAATGGCCATACTGCTCAAGCGCGCGCTGCAACATCGGGCCTTTAAGCTTCGCGAATGCTTTCGCCGTGGCCCGCTGGTCGGCCGTCAAATGCGCGTGCGCGCGTGTAGTGGATGCGTTCAACGACTCCATTGCGTCTTCCATGTCGATGTGTTGAGGTCGAGATATTGGGTGGCGTACTGCGGGTCTTCAAGCAATTGTTGGCTGGCCGGATCGAACCACAGACGAATCGTCCCTTCCCAGCCGTGGTGCCGCTGTTTTGCGCAGATCAGCATCACGTCGGGTACCTGCTCTTGCAGCTTTCGCTTTTCCGGGTCACGTTCGCGGGACAGAACTTCTTCCTTCGCCTTGTTGCGGTAGACGATGAAAGCGTTATCGACCAAATCGACAATTTCTCCGGCGCCCTTGATGTCAAACTTATCCGGGATCTTGTTCATTTCGCGTTCGCCCTTGCGCATGTGGTGAACGAGGTGGACGTGAATCCCGGTGTCTTTCGCAAGAGTGCAAAGCGCGTCAACGAATTCCTTTTGCGTGCCGTAATCGTCTGGCTTGATGCCGCACTTCATCATCGAATCGATGACCATGTGGTCGATGCCCAATTCGTTGCGGCAATACCGGGCGACCGCCACCATGCGCCGCCAATCGACCTGCCCAACTTGGTTGTAGATCCACAGCCGGTCGTCGGTCCACGTGTGGAAATCGGCAATAAATTTCGGTGTAGGGCATGCATTGCCGGCCGCTTGTCGAGTCATCCGACCCATGGTTTGCTCAGGCTTCATTTCCATTGAGGCGATGCAAGCGCGCTCTCCTTGCGACAGAACATGCGACATCACGTAGCCCAATGCACCAGACTTACCGTGGCCGTTGATACCGGCCCACAAGCTCACTTCGCTTGAGCGAAAACGCACTTTGTCGCCAACCTTCGGCCACGGGGATGTGGCCCCCATGGCCACCGCGGCTTGCTCGTGAAACATGGCGATAACGCCATCGACAAATTCGGATGCGGGACGGACCTTGGACGTTCCGTCGTCGTCTGCCGTCAGGTATTCGTCAAAATTGACATCATCCGGGATCATGCTTGCCATGCTGGCTTCCCCTGTTCCATGCGTTCGATGCAAAGGCCCATCGTGGGCAGGTAGTAGTCCGGGAGTGCGGTACCAACGTGCCGCCACAAAGCTTTTTCGACCTTGAGCGCAGCACGACCGGGCGTCAGGGCAAATGGCCACCAGTCGAACAGCCGATAGAACTTTCCGTCCATGGCTTCAGGGAGCCAATGCGCTTTTCCCAGGGCAATCCGCGGACCTTCGGTGTAGCGCAGCAGCATCGACGCAGGCACGGCTTCGGTCATGTCCGCAAGCATCGCGATCAGCTTCGAAAATGGAAATCGAAGGTTCGTCACGATCTCGATCTCGAGCCCGAGAATGGATTTCCAATCGAACCTCTCGGGGCTTGCAGCATCGACGTACAGCGTGAAATTCCGGTCAGGCAGTTGGCCGACCAAGGAGACGATCACAGCGCCGGATGGCTTCTCCCCACGACGACGGGCAGCCAGCAGGGCATCACCGTTGCGAGGCGGCCTCATAGCGCACCCGCCCACATGTCGTTGCTCGGCAAGGACTCGCCGTCTTCCGCATCCTCCCAGCGGCTTTGATTCAGGTACGTCAGCGGTGCAGGCTCGAACCCATCCCGCCACGATTTCGATGGCTTCAGCGCATCGACGTGCTGCACGATGCGCTCGGTCAACGGCTCAAGCTTGCGTTTTCGCCATACCTCGGCGCACTTGGCCTTGGCGGTCTTGCGTTCGGTCGAAGGCCAGGATTTCCAAAACCTTTCGAACCCGATCGGGAGGGGGTCACCCGGAGAGGGTGACGTATGTTTTTTATTAGAAGATGAAGATGAAGATGAAGAGCCGTCACCAAAGGGGGGCTTAGGTGAAGAGTCAGATGACTCCTTTGGTGATGAAATTGGTGATTCACCATCGCTATCACCAAAGCGCGAAGATTCACCGCGAATGGTGCGGACATACTCATCCTTCACCATGCGGCTCGAATACCAAAAGGGACCAGCTTGAGCGCTCACCAAAGTAACGGGATCACCAACCTTGCGTCCACTTTTAGGACGATAGATAAACTCTTCTTCGACAGCGGTATCACTGCCCTTCAGTACGCCTTTGGTGACGAGCCCTTTGACAAGTGCTATCGGACAATTGGCGGCCTGTGCGATGTCTTTTAAAGGCCAGCGGATCACGCCGTATTCCTCTTGATCGTGCATCAGGCACAAGATGTCCAGCCACGCGCCGCGCTCGGCATGCGTGCAACGACGTAGATTGCTGTTTGATATCCAATCGCCGGGATAAAACTGAAACGATGGGCGCTTCATCAGTGCTTCTCCTGCCCTTCTTGATCATCGATGCGCTTCTTCAGCGCCTCAAGATTCTGTTCAAATGCGCTAGCGAGGAACCAATTGACTGAGCGGAACGTGCCAAGGTCCGCTTCCGGATCGGGGCGGCCATCGAGGAACGTGGGACGCTTGGTGACAGCCATTACCCTCTCCCGCACTCGCCACTACCGCGGCGGGCGCATTCGCAGTGCATGCCGACCTGGCCTATGAGGCAGACGGCGTCCAGATAGCCACGCGAGACGAGCGCCAGATCGCACAGTTCGATGGCTTTGCCAATCTGGTCGCGATTCAATCCGCGCTGCCCGCTGAGAAAGCGCGACACCTCGGACGAGTCAAGATTCAGCGCTTCGGCCGCACGCTTCGATTCCGGGCCACGCAACAACCCGCACAGCTTTTCGATCAAGTCAGGCCGTGTCATCGCGCACCAACCAAATGCAAAACGCGCTGAGTGCCGATGATTCCCGGCGTCAATAAGATGCTGTTCACGCCGCCGCCTCGCTGGGGATTGGGGTCTCGAACATCGCCGCGCAATCGTCCACTGTCACCTTTCCGTCTGACAGTTCTCGTATCTGGATCGCTTGGTCGAGAGTGATTCGGGTTTTGCCACGCAGCCATTGACTAACTAGGCCCTGCGACAGAGGCGGTGTGAATTTGGCAGCGAAGGCGGCCTGCGACGTGCCAGAAGCCTTCAGGTATTCATCGAGTCGCATAGCGCCTCCTTATTAGCATTGCTTCTATTCTAACGAATTAGCAACGCTTTTCAAGAGGTGCAGCAAATTAAAAGCAGCACTTTTAGAATCTGAGCATGGAAAAGAAACCGCGCCGCGAGCTATCGCAGGAAGAAAAAGCCGACGCGCAGCGTCTGCGCGACGCATGGCAGACGTATAAGGACTCGCACCCGGGGGCGACTCAAGAGTGGCTTGGCCGCGACACAGAATTAGGATCGCAGGGTTTGATTGGTCAGTATCTGCGGGGAATCATCCCGCTGAATTTGCCCGCTCTACTCGCCTTTTCAAAATCGTTGGGCGTCGAACCTCGATCTATCAGCCCTATCTTGGCGTCGGTTCTGGAGGGAAAATCGCTGTTCGGACTTGGAGCGCCTTCACCATTCGATAGAAACGTTGTGCCAGCAGAAATCGGTCGCCGTAAAATCCCTGTCATCTCTTATGTCCAGGCTGGACGGATGACAGAAATGCGAACGCCCTTTTCGCCTAGCGACGTGTTCGAGTATCTGATGACGGATCTCGATTTGTCGGATCGTGCTTTTGCACTCGAAATCCGCGGCAAGTCCATGGAACCCGAATTCCGCGAAGGCGATCACGCGATATTCGAGCCTGCTGTCCCGGCGCGCCCGGGGGATTACGTCGTTGCAAAAAACGGTGGCGACGAAGCAACGTTCAAAAAATATCGCCCTCGTGGCATCAGCGCCACTGGTCAGGAAATCTTTGAATTGTCGCCACTAAACGACGATTTCCCCACTCTACGCAGCGATACCCAGCAGTTGACTGTTATTGCAGTGCTCGTTGAGCACAGACGCTATATACGCCGCTAATCGCGGCAACGATTCTCAGATATTGTCGACCGCACCCTGAGAAGAATTTTTATCAGGCGGTGCGCGCCTCATTTGGACCGAAATAAACGCAGACGCCTTCGGGCGTTTTTTTTCGGTCAAATTATTAGCGCTGCTCTTGCAAAGATGTATAAGCATTGCTAATATTGCTCCATACCCACCCGGAGCAAGACATGCAGACCACCAACCCCGTCTACGCCGCGCTGGCTGGTTTCGCGCCAGCGCAGGTATTCGACATTGATCCGAACCGTGCGGCGTGCCGCGCGGAAAACCAGCGCCAGATGGAAGCACGCGCCATGCGTGAATCCGCTGCCCGCGCTCAAGCCGCAATCGATCGTCTGGAATCAGCTTGCCGCCCGACATACGGCGCGCTGGAACTGATGAAGCGCCAGACCGGATCGTTTGCTGCTTCTCTCGCGCAGACGTACACGCTTGCCGATTCGACTAACCAGGAAAAGCTGGTTGCTCTGTTCGGAGACATGTTCGCCCGGTACAGCGCAAATGCCGCGATGGTTTTCTCCGGTGACGCTGCGGCACAAGCGAGAGCTTGACATGTTCCGCTTCGACTACGCCCCCGAGGATCACGCGCGGTACTACGTTGACCCTGAGCTTGCTTGGTGCCCGTGCTGCGAAGATGACCGTCGGTTTGAGCGTGTCGAGCAATTAACAGTGTGCGGGCCGATCGTTGACGCAGAGTGCGTCGTTTGCGGAGCCGCTTGTGTGGAGAGATTTGATGAGTGAAGAAGAGGCGGAAGCAATCCAATACGCAGTTGATGGAATTTACGAGGCCTTCATTCTTGGTGGATTGAACGAGTCTCGTCCTGAAAAAGGGCATTGGCTAGAACGCTGGTGGAATCTTGGGAGAGAACATCAGGCACTGCTCGATCTCGCCAAAGCTCGCCTAGCCGAACTTGACTTCCTGGACACACCGACAGACGCGCAGCGTGCCGAGCGCGCCGAACTCTTTGCGCTGCTGAAGCGGACGATGGGCGATAAAAACTGGCACGCGGGGCTACAAAAGCAACGCAAAAATATTCCAGAATTATTCCCAGGAAGTGATGAGTTGGCGGGAAAGATGGCCGCTCTTTCCATTAAGGGAGTCAGCCATGAGTGAGACGAAATTTACGCCGGGTGAGTGACATGACCATGATCTGCGACCGGTGCGGACAGACCGGAATTCATTGGATGGGTTCGATATCGAATCTCACGCACACCGAGTGCCCGCACTGCGGAGGCACGAATTGTCAGCGCGGCGAGGTGCCTGAGGATGATGAGCAAGACGACGAGGCTGACGAATGACCCCCAACTACGAAATAGAGCGCACTGCCCCGCGCCGCCGCATCCACTGGGGCTCGTTTGTGGCGGGCGCGGTGGTAATGCTGCTGGCCCTTGCAATCCTTAATGCCGTGCATCCGGCGCATCTTTGAAATCACTATGGCAAACAAATCAAATATCGTCGCCGTCAGCAACATCGTGTATGGCGTGCGGGAACAGTTCGAGCGCGTCACCATCGACAACTCGATCAACTTTGAACGCGAAGCCGCCTTTGCGATGCAAATCCTGGAAGGCAACGATTTTCTGCTTTCCACGGCGATGAAAGACCCGGCTTCGATGCGCGCAGCAATCGAGAACGTGTCAGCGATCGGCATCAGTTTGAATCCGGCGCGCAAGCAAGCGTACCTCGTGCCGCGCGGCGGGAAGATTTGCCTCGATATCAGCTACATGGGCATGCTCGATATCGCTATTTCGTCGGGCTCAATCCAGTGGGGTAAAGCTGAAGTCGTCTATGCGAACGACAGTTTCTCGCTGAATGGCTTCGACAAGCCGCCTCGCCATGATCATGACCCGTTCAGCACCGAGCGCGGCAACGTGGTTGGCGTGTACGTCGTCGTCAAGATGCATTCCGGTGACTATCTCACGGACACGATGCCGATCGCCGACGTGATGAAAATCAAGGCGCGCTCCGAAAGCGGGAAGAAAGGCAACGGCCCGTGGTCGACCGACTTCAACGAGATGGCGAAGAAGACGATCATCCGCCGCGCATACAAGACCTGGCCGAAGACCGAGCGCCTTGATAACGCGATCCATCACATGGATACGGAAGGCGGCACGGGCATCGACTTCAAAGGCGAAGTCATCGATGTGTGCCCGTCCGAGGTGCTGACTGCATGGACGAACAAGGCCGCTGCCTGCACGACCGCCGATGCCCTCACACGAGTTTGGCAGGAAGGTCTTGCCATCATCAAACCCTACCGCGATCAGCGTGCGTACGACACGTTCAAGGGCGTCGTGGGCGAACGTGGCGAGCGCCTGAAGCAGGACGAGTCACGCACTGTCGACATGCCTCCGGCCGACGATCAAGCAGCAGAATTTCAGGCCGATTTCGAAGAGAAGATGCGGCGCGAGGGAGAGGACTGATGAAGATAATCGAATGCGATCAGGGGTCGCCAGAGTGGCATCAGGCACGCGCTGGATGCATCACGGCATCGATGTTCAAAGTAGCACGTGAGAAGGTGGGTTTGCTGGACGATAAGCAGTCTGCATACGTCGAAGCGATCAAGGCAGGAAAGACGGAGGCAGAGGCAATGAAGATTGCCGGTTACAAAACTAAACCATCAGCAGCGAGCGTGCAGCGTGCAATAGCAGGCGAACCAGTTGGCTATCCGTCTGATAAGGCACTGAATTATGCCTTCCGCTTGGCGGTAGAGCGTATCAGCGGCGTCCCGCTGGATGAAGGCTTCGAGACGTACGCCATGCGTCGGGGGCATGAATTGGAGCCAACCGCGCGCATGGAACATGAGATTGCTACTGGACTATTTGTAAAGCGAGCAGGATTTGTCATTACCGATGATGGCCTGTTCGGTGCCAGTGCTGATGGCCTGATCGATGACGACGGTGGTAGCGAATACAAGTGCCTGATCTCTCCCGAGACTATCCGAACGGTGATCCTAAATAAGGACATCAGCGAATACATCGACCAGATTCAAGGTTGCATGTGGATAACTAACCGGAAGTGGTGGCACTTTGCGCTGTACTGCCCTGCACTTGAGTCTGTCGGCAAGCAGCTTTACTGGCGACGCGTCGAGCGCGACGAAGAATACATAGCCGCACTCGAACAAGACCTGATCGCCTTCGAAAAGATCGTCACGGGCTATCAGTCCGAACTGCTCAAGCAAGCCGCCTAAACCGCTGAAAATTATTCCAAAAATATTCCGGAGTATCCAATGCTGACCCTCAAGCAAATCAAAGCGAAGATCACGTCTGTTCAACCGCGAGCCGAGATGAACGGCAAGAACAAGACGAAGCCTGCCTGCACGATCAAGATTGAAGCATCGCGCAGCAATCTGATTCTCAACGAGTTTGACCCGCAATTGCGCGGTGCTTTCTACCAGAGCGGAGACGAAGCGAAGGGGCAAGCCGAACTCATCCAAAACGAAGACCTTGGCGGGCTCACAGCGCTGCGCTTCCCGTGGTTCCGGCAAGACATCAAGCACGACAAGCAGCTGACCGGCTACACGACGATCCTGCACACCGGCATCAACGATCAATCATGGATCGAGTTGGAAGACTGCAACATCAAAGACTTCGTCTTCGCCTTGAAAGAAGGCGGCAGCGTCAATGTCACGTTCAACATCAATTGCCATCCGACCGAGAAGGAACAGGGGCGAATCGATCACCTTCTGATGTCTGATATCGAAATTAGCATCCTACCGCCGCAGACCGCTGAGACGCTGTTCGACGAAAAGAAAGCGCCAGCACGCAAGAAGGCTAAGAGCGACCGCGATGCGCAAGTCGAAGCGCTCAACGCCGCGTTTCCTCCGGGTGGGGAGGCAGCATGAACAACAAACAACTAGCAGAAGCACTGCGCGCGATCGATATGAACGCACTACCGATCAAAGACCGCGCTGCTGTTTTGAATGCTGCGGAAGCGATTGAGCTTGGGGAAGCGCAGGCGGAAGCGTTGAAAGCGGATGCGGAGCGATGCAGGGGTTTGCGAATTGCATCCGTATCTAATAACGCTGATTTTTCTGAAGCAATGTTAATCGCTGTGCCAGAGGACGTCAGGAAAGGACGCCGCAACATGACTGAATCGGAATGGAATGTGTCCATCGACTTCGCTATCTCCGCCGCGAACAAGGGGGATTGTCATGAGTAACGATGTTATGCGGGAACACAAACTGCGAGAAATCATCGCGGCCTTGATCTTGGAGGCAGAGGAAACCGGTATAACCCAGGTTACAAGGAAGGTCGCGATAGATGCGATCTCTACGCCATATCGCATACCGAGCTCCGCGCCCGCGCAGAGCGAGGCGAAGGTCTTATGCGAAACATGCGGGGGATCAAAAGTAGACCCTGGTGGAGAGGGGTATTGCCGATCATGCAAGCAGCAGAGGGTTGAACCCGCAGTTGTAAAAGCCAGCGGCGGAAACGCACATGCGAAGATGCTGATGGACTTGCAAGTGTTGGAAGATGGTACGCCGCTCTACACCGCTCCGCAGAGCGCCGCCGATGTGCGCGATGAGGCGCTTGAGGAAGTCGCACAAGAAATTGAGCGTACCCGTGGCCGATTGTTATCCGCCGATGCTATCCGCGCCCTCAAATCGAAGAAGGAGGCGTGATGGTCTATGTAGACGATATGCAGGCCGGATACGGACGCATGAAAATGTGCCACATGATCGCCGACACCGACGACGAACTGCACGCCATGGCAGATCGAATTGGGGTCGCGCGGAAATGGCACCAGAAACCCGGAACGGCGAAATCGCACTATGACATCGCTCTGAACAAGCGCGCCCTAGCTGTCGCTGCAGGAGCAGTCGAGATCACTTGGCGCCAAACCGGCCGCATGGTTCGCCGCCGTGAAATCACTGGCTCTCTTGGTGATCCTACAACGGCCATCGAATGGAAGGAACCAAGAAATCAGGTCCGCTCTGCGGCACAGGAGGCGTGACATGAAACGACCGCTATCTGGAAAACGGTATTTTGAAGCATTGGGTCGTCGCGCTTCGTCGCAAGGGTTGCCGCTTAATTCGGGGAGAATCGAGCGCCGCGTCTGGCCCTTTTGGGCGCAATGCGCCTGGGCGAGAGGATGGATTATGCAGCCATCTCCAAAGGAGCGGACCAAGATCATTGCCGAAGGTTTTGTTGCTCAAGCGAAACGCGAAAACAAAACTCTCCGTGAAACGGTTAGCCAGTTTCTTGAAGAGAAGGAGGCATGATGGTTGATAGATATGATGACATTATCGCCAGGGTGCACGGCCCATCAGGTAAGTCGGTCAGTTACGAGGACTATGCCGCTATGGAAGACGAACGCGACGCAATCGCCGCCGAACTCAAATCAGCAAATTCACGGCTTCACGAAGTCGCTATTGCCTGCGCTACTGCTGAACAAGAGCGCGACGCACTCGCCGAGCAGATTCCTAAATGGCAACCGATCGAAACGGCACCAAAAGATACCATTGCTAGGTTACTTGGATACCGGAACGACTTAGGAAATTGGCGCACTGTGCGCGGGCGCTATTACAGCCAAGAGGAAATAGACGACTACTGGGAATACCCGGAAGACGCTGCCCCAGGATGGTATGAAACACCAGTAAACGCAGATGAGCCGCCGAATGTGTGGCTTGTAACCCCCACGCACTGGATGCCACTGCCGCGCGCGCCGAAGGAGCAATCATGACCGACAAATACGAAGCGCTGCGCAGGGAGAAAATCGTCCAACAAGCCAAGAACTACCAAGATTCTATGGACATCATTAGAAATACTTTCGAAATGGCGGGGGAGATAATTCGGTTAAAGGCCGAGAACAAAATGCTTAGGGATACCGTAAGCAAACTGGAGCAAAAACAATGAGCAAGTATCCAGAGGATAAGCCATTTGGCGAGTGGAGCCCGGAGCAACAGCGGGAGTTTAAGATTGATGTGTTGGTGGATGGGAAGCGGTGGGAAACGGCATGGCCCGGCGTAGGCTGGATTCCGGCAATGGTAGGTCACAGGTTCAATGTAACTCTAGAACACTATTATCGCCTCGCCCCCGAACCAGAAATCTCGGACTCGATTGATTGGTCGCATTTGGGTGAACAATGCACGCGCCTGTACCGAATGGAAGGATGGGAGTGTGCAGGGATTTATGATAAGTACGGGAGACTAATATTTTCGGCAGCTATTTTCGCTTCCTACAAACGCGGCAACATGGAATCCTGCACGATCTACAGGCCGGGGTTTGAGCCGGAGGGGGAGAAATGAACTGGTATCAATGGATTCATGAGTATCAGCGGATAAATAACGCTTCGCGGAAAGAGGCTCATGACGCCTATAACCGGCTGGTTGCCTGGCCGAAGCAGTGCAGGGTTTTTCGCCGCCAACTGTCGAGGTGGTCATGAGAAAGACTAAATGGTTCCCGGCGAGTGAAAAGCCTGTGCGCGTGGGCTGGTATGAGTGCAGGCTACTTCCCACTTCGCACATCGTTGCAAGGTGGTGGAACGGCCATAGCTGGACGCTTAGTGAGACGTGCGGCCGTTCTTCTTTTGGCATATTTTATTGGGACAAATGGCGCGGGCTGACGGAGGAGGCGAAATAATGGAATGGGAAATAGTGGTGCTTATTGTGTGCATATTGGCCTTCTTCTCAGGCGGATGGGCGTGTGGCGTTGGCTCAGATGCCACATCCTGTGAACGCATTGGTGCATTCTACAGCGGCTCGAAAGTCTATACGTGCGCGCCAAAGGACCAAAAATGACAGACCGAGAACTGCTTGAACTGGCTGCGAAGGCGGCGGGTCTGGATGATGCGAGGTGGCAGGATGGGATTTGGTCTGAAAAGCTTTGGGAGGTAATTGGGAGTGAATACTGGAACCCACTCGAAGATGACGGCGATGCGTTTCGGTTGATGGTGGAGCTTAGACTAAACGTAGGGGTTAACGCAAAATACAGCGACACGATAGTTTTCGTGGGTACCGAAGGCGTCTTTTCTGTTAAACACCATGAAGATGACCCAACCGCCGCAACCCGCCGCGCAATCGTCATGGCCGCTGCTGAGATTGGGAGGGGGATGGGATGAGCAAGCTTAATGCTGCCCAGGCGGCCAAAGAACTAGGCGTATCATCTCGCCACATTTACGACCTTGCCGCGCCCAATGGCCCAATACCATGCTATCGGATCGGCAAGCGAATCACGTTCGAACCCTCGGACATCCAAGAATATTTACAACAATGCCGATCTACCGAGATAAAGCGCGCGGCTGTTTCGTCTTCGAATTCGACCGTCGCATTAATGGACAGCGCATCCGGGCTCGAAAGTTTCTTCCGAAAACGTGGAATAGAACCAAGGCTGACGCCTACGACCGCCAAGAATCGGACAGACTCTACTCGCTCGGAACAGGGGTCGAGCGCCCGGAGCATTCCATCGAGGACGCGGTTAAGGTCTATCTGAAGCATAGGGTGCCAGAACTGAAGTCTGGCGGGAACATCGAGAACGAACTGGCCATCATGTTTTGGGCATATCGCGGCAAGCCGCTCACCTCCCTCCCTGATGTCTGCAAGGAATACTCGGCCAAGGCAGCGAAGGAAAACGGCGATCCAATCTCTCCGGCGACCCTGCGCAACCGCATCCGATACCTCACCGCCGCTTGCCGGTACGGATGGAAATTCCACGGCATGGGGAAGCATGATCCCGCAGAGCGCGTAATCTCGCCGGTGGTCCGCAATGAACGGCAGCACTCAATCGACCGCCGAGAGATGGTATTGTTGTGCCGCGCCACGCATCACAGGGAGACGCGCGCAGCGATCCGGATTGCGTTCTACAGCGGCATGCGCATGAGCGAGATAATCCGGGCCGAACGCGTCGATGGCATGTTCGTGCTGTCCGATACCAAAAATGGCAAGCCACGCCATATCCCGATCCATCCAAGCCTCATGATCGCCGCCCGCATGCCGCTGCCGGACCAAAGCACGATATCGCGACATTTTCGGAATGCCCGAAAGGCCGTGAATATGGAATGGCTGCATTTTCATGATTTGCGCCACAGCGCTGCCAGCGCGATGATCAATCAGGGGGTGGATCTATACACGGTGGGTGCGGTGCTTGGGCATCGGTCGGCGGTCAGCACGCAGCGGTATGCGCACTTGGCCACAGAATCGCTTCGAGACGCGATTGCCAAGATTGGGCAAAAGGTTCCCCAGCAAAACAAAAAGCGGGTTGCCTGAAAAACCAGACAAACCCGCATAAGTAATTGATAGAAGTAAAGTAATTTTGGTGGGCCTCCCGTGAGTCGAACACG